GGTGTTCTGAGTATGTTTTAGCCATTTTACCTTTACCAGTTTTAGGGTCATACATCATATGAGGTTTAAATTCAGATTTTTTAGACATATCTTTATCTTATCCTTTATACTTTGCCACTCTACCACCATAAGCGTATTTCTTACCTTTTTTAATCATTCCACCGCCCATATAGTATTGTGGCATTTTCTTCTTTTTAGGTGCAGAAGTTTTTTTAGCAGACATATCAGCAGCACCTATCATACCGCCTTTTTGCATGAATCCCATATTATTACGCACTGATTTTGGGAGTTTTGAAAGACCTTTATTATTTGGTTTTTTTAACATACCACCAGACTTAAACATTAAGTTAGGATAGCTTTTATTTAGATCGTTTATTACGGCTCTTGCGTCTCTAATTGCTGCCTTAGATGAATTTTTATTGGATAATATTTTATAAGCATGTTTTAGTTCTACTTTATCAATAGCAGACATTTTATTTGTATCAGCATCAGAAATGCTTCTTCCACCTTTTTTATCAGCCATACCAATTCTCTCCCGTTCTCAAGTTAATAAAATTTAATAGTCTTTAAGTTGCAGCAAAAATACGGACATTAGCGGTACTACCTGTAGAGTGATACCATTCTATTCGATCAATAGTGTCAGCAGCCCAATTAGTCTCCCACGTATCTATTTCACTTTGATGATTACTTTCGTTAAATGTAGCTGCCATATCCCCCATATTACGACTGTCATCTGCTCCTAATATAAAAGGTACTCCTGCAATCAATTTAACACAAAACCCATTTTCTATATTGCTTCCTGACAATGTTCCTCCTTCATTACAGACAAGTTGTATCTCTCCTGCCTGATCGGATTCTATCCATAAGAAGTCAAAATCAGCTAACATGGTATCATTCCATATTTCTGTTAAAGTAGTATCAGCTACACTATAACGTCTATCAAAATAATGGGAAATTGAAATAGAATCAGTAGCAGTCGTGCTACCGCCAGTGATAGTGTGCGAATCATCGTCATCAATATCTACTGTAAAATGTGTTGTTAAACTTAATGTAGCCATAGCGTCTATTTACTCCATTCTTTCTTTAGGTAATTTTGCACTAATGTAGATTTAATATACATATCATTATTATCTTTAAGTGAATTGTTTACTTCATAGAGATTGCGGAGTATGAAAGCCTGTTCGTAAGAAATATTAGAAGAAATCCAACCAATTATGTTTCTTCGTGTACCGTTAAGTATCTTGTTGACTCCATGCGGATAGATAATTGGAAAAATACATGCTTCACCTTTTTTTAACTGTCTTGCTATATTCCCAATTTCTGTCTGAAGTATAAATTCTCCTCCTTCATAATCGTCGTTTAAATTTATAGTAAAACCATAATCAAAATATACGTTATTCTCTTTCGGAACTGCCTTGAATGAATCTACGTGAATATTGTAATAATCATCTTTAGTATATTCATTACAATAATTCACCGATACATGTTTAGGACAATAAATAGAATCGATATAATGTGTGTCGTAAAGTTTCTGTGTTATTAAAGCACGTACTTTAGTAGGTAGATTAGAAGATTCTAAATTACTTTTTATATTCTCTATAGGCTGTGTCTCTGTACCTTTGTTAAATTTTATGTTATTTAGATATTTTAAACAATAAGCTAGATCGTCGTCGTTAAGTAGTTTTATGAACATTTAGTTTTCTTAATACGTGTTTTATTTTTAAAAGTTAATAAAGTGTGGGATTTTTAAACAGAACCCCACAAAACTGTAGTAAGTACGAGTAGGTGTTACGTGCCTGTAGACACAGTTGCCGATTCAACTGGGTTAACTGAAACGTCAACCATAACAACGTGAATACGGAAACGTCCTGCACTTTCACCAGTTGATGCACCGTCAATAAGAAGTGCATCGATAGTGTCAGCACTTGTTAGCATACGGCAATTAGATCCAGATGCACCTACAGCAGCTTCTAGGAATGGAGAGAAACCTGCAGCAGCAGCAGTACCGTCAATAAAACAGTCTACATCGCCACCAGTAAATCCAATATCCATAGTAACCTGCCCGTTGCCAAATGCTTCTAGAACTTCTAAGCACCCTGCAACAATCATGGTATCAGCAGGAACATCAATCAACTGAATGACATCTCCACCTGCACCACCATCTGCAGTGTCCCAAACAGGGGACGTTACAACGTACGGAACAGCAGCACTAGCCGGATGACCAGCAGTACCACCACCCGTAACAGTACGGTTATAAGTAGCCATTATTTAGTCCTCCTTCTATGTTAGCTGTCTAGATCCATCAACCCTTTGAATACACCTTTGTAGCCTGACCCTGAACCACGAACAACTTTACGTCCAAATACGTGAAGACCACGTACAATGTCAGAAAAGCTATTCGGATCACGGATGACTTCCGTCTTAGCGATATGCGAGGCAGTTACTACTGCTGACATATGACCAAAAAGGATAAGCGTGTGTCCTGAAGTTGCTGAATCATTAAAAATATAAGTCGCTGCAGAACCAGTAGTTCCTACACCAATAGCGTTGGATTGGTACATATCAAAACCGTGAAGTTTTTGTTCTGTTACCTTTCCGTTAAGCAATGGTGAAGCAGAACCGCCAGTAATAGACATATCCATGACTTTAGAAGATGCTTGACGCAAAACTTCATAAAATCCCGGTGCTGCTACTAACCAACGATTTTCTTCTGGTACATCATTCTTATCTAACTCAGCAGCAGCTTGTGCTACTAGGTTAGAAACTTCATCACCCGTATTGGCTGATGTAGCTTGTGTTTGAAGCGTACCCGAAGGTGTTGCTGCATTGTCAGCGATAGCTTTGAGAACATTATAGTCATATGCTTTCTTCAAAGTATATGCACCTGAAGAGGTAGCAAGTGCTTCAAAGTTAAGATGACTATGACGTTCCTCGATATCATCGACCTTAAAGGCAAAATAATTACCTTGGTCTACAGTCAACTGAATCTGGTCATCAGCCAGAGCTTCAGTATTGACCGTGCTACCACGAGTATAAGAGTTAACCGTAATGGTTGGCTCTTTTATAATATTCACGGTATCGCCAAAGTTCTCAATTTCTCCAGAATAATCCGTATTCGTAATCGCTTCCGCTACCGAAGCACGGCGAAAAAATTTAAGAACTTTTTGGCTATAAATTACAGGTACGAAATTACCCGAAGGTAGGTTTGCATAACCTGCGGCGGTTGAAAAAGCCATTTGTCTTTCTTCCTTGTGTATTATATAGTATAAAGTATTACTCTACAGAATCTATGACTCGACCTTCCTTTAGAGCTTTGTCAATATCTTTTTCGACTTTCTCGTATTCCCAAGGTTTAAGTCGAGAGATTTCTGTAATAGTCCAAACCTTTTTGTCATCTTGCATACTCTCAATATTCCTTTTAGAATTTGTGCGAGTAACTGCTTGTGCAGCAGTAGCAGAAGTTGAACTAGGTTTAAGACCCTTGGATTGTGATCTACGAGTAGTTTTAGAAGTTTTAATACCTGTGTCTGCTTTATACAGATCTAAAACTCTAGCGGCCCATTTGACATCTGTGTTATTCTTATAAATGCCATCAGAGATATTCGTAGGCTGGTCGTTAAGCCAGTTAAGAAAGTTATCATCCTCTTTAAGATTTATGAAATCAGGATGCTCTTGTATGAGTTGCTTTTCGGCAGTTTGAATAACTGCTTCTTGTTCTTTACCACGCAATTCTGTGAGATGATCCTCTATTCCTTTAACTCGTTCACTGGCTTTTAGTGCAGAGATAGTCTCTACAACATCATAAACATCAGGATACTTTTCTTTAAAATGTTCTAACTCCTCTTCAGTCTTGGGCAACTCTTTTATATTATGTTTTTTTGCCTCTACTGTAAGTTTAGCTTCAAACAGTTGTTTCTCCTGTTTCCACTCATTCAGTTTAGTATCATAATGTCTTTTCAGATCATCATAACGCTTCTTGAAATCGTGAGCTTGTTTATCAGTCTTAGCTTTATCAGTAACCAGACTTTGATTTTTCTGCTTTTGAAGAGTAGCCTCGTATACGGGGTCTTCCAGAGCATCAGCATCAAGGTCATCATCTTTACCAATATCTCGCCTATATTCTCCTTGATATGGGGTAGGCTCTAAGTCTTGGTTATCGTCTTCTAAAGTTTGTTGTTGTTGTAAATCATTTACCATTTTAAAATACACCATTCCTTTATTAATAGGGGCTGAGAGTAATACTCAGGTTGCCTTATCATCGGTAGGTTAAAAAAGTGGGGCCGAATATAAGTATCTTTTCTATTCAGGGTAGCCACTACGAAAGAAACAGCATGTGAAATTGTTCGTTACGCTGTTTCAATTCCTTCTTAGTGCCGTCACTAGCACTATAAAATCTTTTATATTGTTGTCGCATCGTTTCTATATCATCAGATAGTACGGCTTGTACAAACTTAGGAAACTTCTTCATTCCACCACCGCCTATGTTAAATGCGAAATCTATTAACATACATTTACTGTTATCAGATAGTTCCTCATATTCACCACCGTAATAGGAACACACAATACTTCTTGCTACTTTTTCTGCTTTATCTAAATCTTGAAGAAGCATCTTTAATACAACGAGATCTTCTAAACCTGCATCAGCTAAAGCAACTTCATCATCAAGAAGTTTGTGTCCGTATCCGATAGTATCGTTACCACCCTCTGGTGAAGGATGTGGAAACCATACTCCTTGGTCTTCATCCCATCCTGCTTTACCACCATTTTCTACCTTTTTGACATAGTCAAGGAATTCATCTGATATCATGGATTTAAAAATCCCTCATTAGGTTGTCGTTGTTGTTGTTGTTGTTGTTGTTGTTGCCTTGAAGTTAAATAACTTTTCATCTTTTCTAAAAGATCTATTTGTTCTGGTGTGTAAACTTTTTGTTTTCGCCATTCATCATTCTTATCTGGATACAAATATCCTCGTATATATCCATCTAATCTGCTTCGTTCAAACCATTGTTCAAATGGTCGTTTTTCTACATAAGAAGTGGATTTGCCAAAATGTCGATAGCCCGGCGTTGACAGTTTTTTGTATACTCTTTCATCCATAGCTTTTTGTTGTGGCGATTGCAGTTCTGCAAATTTTCTTCGCATACTTGCAAATTCTGGGTCAACTTCGTATAAATAATGTAACGCTTCTCCTTCATAAAACTTATCTACATTAGTGTGACCTACTTGCTTCCCTAATTCTTCAAGATTTCGTGTAACAATAGTAGGAAGACCTGTTTCATTTCCCGGTTCTTCTGGGTGTACAAACTCTATTTCTCCAAAATGTTCTTTTAGATATTCTGGATTGCTAACAATATTAAATTTTTGCCCAAATATGTACTGTATATTTCCCTCTTTTAGTACAGGTGCGCTAAATTCTTTTTTTTTACTTCTCTTCCGTTTGCATATTGTTGTGATTTTTTCGCTAACTCCATTCTAGATTTTTCATCAGTTTTGAACTTATCTTTAAAAGCTGCATCATATCCTTGAAGAATATTAACAGCATCGTTAGCATTTTGAAGAAGTATTCCTACATTTTCAGGAGTTATGTCCCTTTCAGTAAAACCTAATCCTTGCATCACTTCTCCACCGTTAACATACCCTGCAGGTGCGGTAAAACCTTGTTGCACTTTTTTACCATCAGGTGTTACCATAGCAGGTTGTTGTGCTCTTAAACGAACCTGTTCCATTGTACTAGGAGATTCATCTGCTTCTAGTATTCTTGCATCCTCATCCTTAGATAAGACAAAACCACCTTTCTGCATAGGCATCATAGTAGGGGGAGGCGGTGCAGATTGAGGTGGTTGTGATGGTGGTGCTATCATACCTTCTCCACCTTCCATCGGTAACGTAGGTGGAGTTTCTTCTGGGAGTTGTAGCGGTGCTTGTTCACCCTGTTGTTGTTGTTGTTGCCCTTCTTCTTGTTGAAGACGTTCACGTAACTCTAGTCCTTCATCACGTATTTTATCGAGATATTTTTTACCACCACCAAAAAACGGAACCAACTGTGCAGGAATAACATACTCATAATTACTAATTTTTATTGGGACTTTATCAGTAGGATCAAGATCTGTTCCACCTAAATCAACATCATTCTTCATCGCTAAGTCAATAGCTTCTCTAGCGTAGCGGTTTAACTGTTTTAAACCTAATAAAATTACAGTTTCATAAGGAAGAATATAATCTCCTTCTTGGGCTTCTTTAGGAATATCATCTGCTACTGATTCTTCTCCACCGTCCTGTGGGGGTACAGCATTAGGGTCAGCTATGAGTCCTGCTTGTAAAGGTTGTTGCGCTTCTTCTCCTTCTCCCATTGCCATTTCTTCTAGACCCTCTTCTGGCAAAACAGGTATCTCACCACCCTCTTGTTTGGTGATGTAGCCTACTTTCCTGTTCTTTTTCATTCGCATTTGCCTGTTCCTATTACGTTTTTTTATTTTATATGATGTGTTTTCTTACAGTAATGTTTTTAAATACCCCCGGACCTCCCCCAGAAGAATCAATAACTACCTATACCACCACTATGTCCGGGACCATCTCCACCACTGCTATCACCTCCATCACTACCGCCACTTCCTGCACCTACATCGCTTCCGGGTGCTCCACCTATTCCTTCAGAACCGGGAGTGCCAGAAGGTCCACTTGATCCTGCACCTACATCGCTTCCGGGTGCTGCACCTATTCCTTCAGAACCGGGAGTGCCAGAAAATGGGCTAGAAACATCACTGCTAGTATAGTCAGTTCGTGAATAATCTGCTGTGTTTATATCAGGAGGACTATAAGGTACGCTTCTCTGGTCATCCTCAACACCTAATCCATAAAATGAAGGAGTCCCTAATTTTGTCTGACCCATAGGATCTCCTGCAGGAGTTATAGCAGATATATTTAATCCAAGTTGATTTATATTCA